ACGCACAGTTTGCGCAGTATCCTAGGAAAACGCCATTCCATGAACCATAATAGGCACAGTTTTTACATTCCGTGGGTCCTGTATCTGGAAAATGGTCCAGCACCCACTCTTCTGGAAATGTTCCGCAATATAGTTCCTCGTCATACGAATAGTATGCGGGCTTACCGTTGCGGTAATGATAAACAAATTCTTTAGGATTGAATTGAGCCATGTCTACAGTAAGAGTTAAAAAAATAATTATGGATTATAATGAGTTCAATTTTTTTCTAAAACTTCTTGCAAATTCCAAAAGTTTTTCTGTGCCACTGCGTAATTCCATATTCTTTAATTCCATCCAAGTGTTTTTTTGCCCCATAACCCTTATTACTATCAATATTATATCTTTCTGAAAGTTCAGGATTTTCTGCACACAATTCTTCAATATATGCGTCTCTCGCTACTTTGGCCAAGATAGATGCAGCTGCAATGCACGAATATTTATTATCACCACCTTCAATGCATACGTGTTTCAAAACTTCCAACTTTTTCCGGGCATTATTGTACTCTGTGTAGGAATTAAAATAATTACCATCAATTAATAATTGAATAAATTCATGTTGTTTAGTAGTTTTGTTTATAACTTCTTTAATGCATTTATGCATAGACTTCTGCGTGGCTTGCAAAATATTTATATCGTCAATTGTTTTTTCATCTTCGTATGTTACGGACCAAGCAATTGCTTTTTCTTTAATATACTCAGCAGTCTCCTGGATTTTTTGTTTAGAGTGGAATTTTTTACTATCTTTCATTTTTGAGTGGTCAAAAGTATCATCTTTAGGTAAAATAACGGCAGCGGTATAAACTCTTCCAAAAAGTGGTCCACGTCCAACTTCATCAACACCAATTTCATAAATGTATGGATTTTCCAAATAGGATTTTAATAATGGTTCTGCTTTAACTCTTGGTGCTCGTTGTTTTTTAACTGGTGTTTCTAAAGCAATAGAGGAATTTTCATCGTCTGACATCTCGGTATAATCTGTTACAAGAATATAAATAATATAAACAAATCAATTTTTTGTTTTTGTATTTGTTTTTAAATTTTTTCACTATATAAATTATACGAATGAATATAATGAAAAATGGTGCATTGTTTCTTTTGATTATTTTGATATTAGGATTACTTCTAGCTCCTTTTTTAGGAGGCAGTGTGAAAGAAGGTTACACGGATGCTGCTACATCATATGCAGAGAAGGTTAGATTATCTTCTGGTGTAACGCAAAATAATAGTGGAAGTGGAAGCACAAGTGGAAGTGGAGACACAAGTGGAAGTGGAAGTAAAGGGTATGATAATTATGACCACTATAGCAAATCTTCTGCACCAACTGTATTCTATGGACCAAATGGTAGCAAAGCAAATGTAATGAAAGATTCAACTGATTTTTATATAATTATTACCGGAACAAATGGTGAAACAATTTCATATTCTACAAAGGTACCTGACTCTACATCAAGCTCAACATCAGGTTCTACTGCATCAACAACAAAAACTACAGCTTCAGATAGCATTAGTAGTTTAATGAAACAATTTAACAATGCAACATTTTATGGGCCTAATGGAGGCTCAGCTAGATTCTTTACGGGAAGTGATGGCCAATATGCAATTGAAGCGACAAAAGCAAATGGTGATACAACAATTTATACTGCAACAAACACATACACATATAATTATGGTGGTCAATCATCATCTTATTCAGCATCTCCTTTTGATTCCTCCACACCAAGTTCTAGTTCTTCTTCAACTTCTACTTCTTCAAGTTCTAATTCAGCAAATAGTTCAGGAAAGTATGATAGCTCTTTGCCTCAGGGAATACCTAAGAGTATGATACCTCGTGGACAAGAGGATTTATATATCTTAAAATCAGAGATTGTTCCACCAGTTTGCCCGGCATGCCCAACATCATCTGCATGCCCCAGCACTAAAAAGGAAAAATGTCCTCCATGTCCAGCGTGTGCTAGATGCCCCGAACCAAGTTTTGAATGCAAAAAAGTGCCTAATTATAGATCTACTGGAAACTATGGTTCATCTGGTAGTTATGATGCCACAGGAAGCTTCAATAATTCTACTGGAGGTCCTGGTTATTTACCAGTTCCTGTTCTAAGCGATTTCTCAACATTTGGAATGTAACTTTTTAATAAAACCAACAAATAATGATGTCACTTATTTAGTGAAATAATTATTTTTTTTATTGTATTCACCTATTATCCTTTTGTTTTAACACACTTTTTATCCATTTGAAAAGTTGCCCCTTTTTCTTCTTGTGGCACAATTTTAATAATGCATTTAGACTTCTTACCATACAATGGTTCTGTACATCCTTTTTCTTTTTTATTCTTCTTAGTTTTGTTTAGTTTTGTAAATTTGAATAACTTTGGTTTTTCATCAGTGCATCTAGCTCTAAAATGCTCGTATCTTTCTCTCACATCACAAAAAGATAAATTAGATTTCTTATGGAGCATTTTATTAATTAACTCGTGTAAATCATAAACATAACGAGAGAAAGTCTCTCTGTTTTTCATATTAGCCATTGTAAGAGGCAACTGTTTAAAATTGGTTACCAAGTTCATGCGGCAATATTTGCATGGCAAAATATGTTTTAAGCTTAATACAAAATTTCGGTAATAATTTTTTTGGTCAACAGTAGGTTCTACTGGATAGTTAAAACTCATGGTGTGAAGAAAATGCCATAAACTAGGTCCCCAAACGGTTGTAAGCATACCATCCCCGCTCTTATATTCTTCTTTTGTATAAACTCTTTTAGTTTTGTTGTGTTTAATGGATTTGTTATGTTTATTACTTGTATTTTTACGCGTTGAGGGCATATTCTTACATTAAATGAATATAAAAATATTTCTTCTCTAAGATAATTCTTGCATCAATTTATCAATAGCTTGTTTAGAATATAATCCGGGTTTAGATGATTCCTTAACCATAAATGCAGATTGAACATTTTGTTGTTTTTTCTCCTTTTTCACTTTAATGCTCATTATTTTTGTATAGAACAACTGGTCATTCTTAAAATCGCATCTTTTAATATCTACAAGCACACCATTATTGTTTCTAAATATCATTGTCTATATTATATTATTCTGATTGACTCTTTATTTCGTTTAAACAGTAATTTATTCTTATTCAATATATATAATACAGCATGAGTAGTAAAAGCGTTCGTTTTATGCCAACTTTAACTGCAAGCACTGGTGGTGCTGCGTCTGGAATGTTTTCTGGCGTTAGAAATTCATTTGCATCATTAAGTTGGAGAACAATTGGTATTATTGTTCTTGTTATAATTTTAGCAGTAATTGGATATATTGTTTATAGCAGTTATATTAAGCCCGCGATGAATCCAAGTTATAAAGCAAATCACGAGCAGGTTCCAGTTGGAAGTGCCGCGGCGGCCAATTCAAAAGGAAAAGAGGCGGAGATAATGTTATTTTATACAGATTGGTGCCCACACTGCAAAACAGCTAAGCCAGAATGGGAACAAGTAAAGGCTGAATACAATGGCAAACAAATTCATGGTTATACAATTATTTTCACAGAGGTGAATTGTACAAATGACTCGCCTGACGTGGAGAAGATGATGAATACTTATAAGGTGGAGGGATATCCAACAATTAAGTTGGTAAAAGACAATCAAATAATAGATTATGATGCCAAACCAAGCAAGGCGACTTTAACCCAGTTCTTGAATACCGTTGTCTAAAACAACTGCGTCAACATGTTCAATTAACTGTTCGGGCAACAAGCGTTTTTCTAAAAGGAAAGTTTTGCCAGATTCAATTCCAAAATCTATTAATCGTTGTCTCTCCTCTTTTGAAGATAATGTGAGTTGAATGTTGGCCAAGGTCATTAAATCGGTGTCATAAACAAGTTCATTTGGGATTTCTTTTTCTTCAAACTTGGACCCGACGCTATTAACAAGCCGACTTATAAAATTCATAACATACTCTAATATAGTAGATTCATTTTTTACTATATTTTCGTCTTTTTTTGTGTATTTATTCCTTAGACCAAATATTTCATCTATATTTTCTGCTCTTGAAATGCATTGGTTTATTGGATAATTGCAAATAACTCCGCCATCAACATAGCATTTATCTTCAATACATACAGGTGAAATTAAAACGGGTATAGCAGAAGACATTTGAACTGCGGTTAGAAGTTGCAAGTCTGGATGAGTTATATGTGATACATCTTCAAGAATAAAAGTGTTAATATCAAGAGAGAATAAATGGATTTCTATTTTTGAAAATTCATAAAATTCTTTCATGGTAATTTCCATAGAGATGTCTTTTGCTTTGAAGAATGGTTTATAAAATATTTCTGCGACATTTTTATCAAAGAGTCCTTTTTTAGAGTAGGCCTCAAATATTTGGTTAACACTAAGTTGAAAGGCTTCATTCCAAGGGCGTTTTACAATATAATCATTAATAGTTTCCCAATCAAATTTAAGGCAAAGTAATACAGTTATGATTGCACCAGCTGAGGTAGCATACATGGTTTCAATGTCATTAATGTTCCAATAGCCGTGTTGTTCAAGATATTGCAGAGCACCTAGGGCTTTAATTCCAGTTGGCCCACCGCCTGGTATAACGAGGTGTTTAATAGTCATAATTTGTGATATATTAAATATATCAAATACTTTTTATACCTTTTTTTACGTTTTTATTAATGTATATAATTTTTTATTTTCTATGTGCTCTTCTTTTTGATTTTCTTGTCTTAGACTTTTTATTACGTATTGTTTTTCCACCTAATAACGTATCATAATTTTTTCTTAATTCAGCAACAGTATCTGAAGGTAGTTGAGCAAATGCCAAACTTTTTAACGTCGGAACATGGTTTCTATTTTTTATTGCTTCAAGATGTTCACTCGGTAATGGTTTTGGACCACACGGAACTTCACGAAAACATGTTCTGCCTTCATAACTGTAATTTACCGCAACCTCATTTCCATTTAAGTCTCTAAAATAATCTCTTCGCCAGCCAGCGTCCCCCCAACCACCTTGCTCAAATCTAATAAATTCACCTACATATCTAGGGGGAACATTTACAAAATAACGTTGATTAGGATAATTCCCTTGACTGCGAGTATATTCTGCATGTTCATAACATCTATTTAAAACTGGGGTCATTCTAAATACTTCAACTTCTGCCATATAAAAATACAATATTATTACATAATTGCAATTAAGTTTCTATGTTTTTTTCTAGTAAATAGTAAGTAAAGGGATGGCAAATATTTTTACTCTAGAGAATGTTTCAGATTTCTCCGAAAAACTGAATATAGATGAATTATACGAGAGAAAACGCCAACACGATTTAAACCAATTGGCATTGTATAATAAGTTATTGAATCGCATTCATGTTAGAATTAAAACTACTGCAAGACAAAAAACGGATGAACAATTTTGTTGGTATGTAGTGCCTGAAATTATGATAGGAGTTCCAAAATACGATCAAGGAGCTTGCATAGCATATTTAGTAGATAAATTAAAAGAAAACGGATTTGCTGTTCGGTATATTCATCCAAATACTCTTATGATTTCATGGAAACATTTTGTTCCTTCTTATGTTAGAAATGAATTAAAGAAAAAAACGGGCATAGTTATTGATGAAAATGGAAATCGGGTTGGTGAAGGAGAGAACAAAACAATAACAAATGGCGATCAACCAATGTCACTAGAACAAATGATGTTTAAAAGTAAAGACACATCACAGGCAAATTCAGCAAAAGCACAAAATCAAAAGAAATATACACCAATTGCATCATATAAACCACAAGGAAATCTTGTTTATAATGATGATTTATTAAATACCTTGGGTGGTAAATTTAATTAAGTGTCAAAGATTTCATTCTATTTAGAATTATCTCATTAATATATAGATGACAAAGGAAACAAAAAAAAATATAAAAACTCATAAAAATAAAGATAAAACAAATAATAAAACTAGAAAGAGCTGCAAACAAGAGTTTACGTTTCATAGCTTTGAAAAAGAGTATGCAGAAAGCCAAAAAATAAAGTTAAGAAAAATGCATAAACATAAGAAGACAAGAAAGAGAAAAAATAAACACGAAAAATTTGGCACGAATAGATTGGCTGAAGTTATGACTGGTATGGATGTTGAAAAAGAATTAATAGAGTTATTTAAAAAACCATTTTCCCCAACAACTGTAACACCGCGAAGTGACTTTTACACATATATTAATTACATTTGGCTAATGGATACAAAAAAGAAATCGTTTATTGCACCCAAAGATCAAAGATATTATGTTCAAATTGATGACTTTAGAGTAACTCAAGATAAGGTGTATAGAGATTTAATTAATATTATAGAAGACTATATTAAACACAATAGTGACAGAAAAGCAAAATTAATTAGAAATATGTATACATCTTTATTAAACTTAAATCCTATCACAACCAGAAGACATATTAAAACTGTTCCAATAAAATATCAAGAATTTGTTGATAGCGATGATTTGTGGAGATATATGTCACATATAAATCATAATGAGATTGTATGTTGGGCTTGTCCTATTCACTGGAAGGTCATGGCCGATGATAAAAATGCAAAAGTTTTTCGCAATCATATTTCATTGCCTGAACTTTCTTTATATGACGCAGAATTGTATTTAGATGACAACACTGGAAAAACGCCAGAATTTATAAAATACAGAAAAGAGGTTCAAGATAAATACATTAGATATGTAGATTTAATATTTAACGCGTGTCTAGGCAAAAATCACGGCCTCCATGGAAAAGATGTTTTTGAAGTAGAAAAGGATTTATTAAACGCAATGGGGTGTGATACTGTTAAAAACGATTCACCCGATTTTTATAATGTAGTAAAGAGTGATGAAGCGTTTGAGAAATATGGGTTTAATTGGTATCAGTTTGCAAAATATCTTGGGTATAAGAAGGTTCCAGAATTTTTTATATGCGACAGTTTAAATTACTTAAAATGCGTATGCACACTTTTGAAAGACAATTGGAAGACTCCAAAATGGAAGAGTTATTGGTTATATATTTATTTTAGACAAATGATAAGATTTGATAAACAGTTGGTTTATATTCATTACAACTTTAATGGTAGATATTTGCATGGAATACCGGGACACTTTCCGTGGGATTTGTATCCGGTGTTTGGCATGTCTATAACTTTTAACACATTTTTAACGAATCAATTTGTAGAGAAGTTTAAAAAGGATTCCGTCATTAATTATGTGCAAAGCATGGGAACTGATTTAATAACAGTTTTTAAGCGAATAATATCAAGAAATACATGGTTATCACCAAAAACAAAAGCATACGCATTATTAAAATTGAAAACTATGACATTAAGCATTGCTGCACCAAAGAATATGAGAGAAGACCCATTGTTAGATTACAAAGCCGACGATCCTTGGGGAAATTTATTAAAGAAGTGCAATTGGCGTACATTTAAATATATATCATTGGAAGGAGCAGATGTAGTTGATATACCTCAAGTAAGTTGGAATGCGTTCAAATTGATAGGACAACAGGCTTATATAGTGAATGCAATGTATACACCTACTCAAAACTCTATTTACATTCCTTTAGGATATTTACAAAAACCATTTGTGGATTTAGATGAGAGAGGAATAGAGTATAACTTATCGCACATTGGGTTTACTTTAGCACATGAAATGTCACATGCTTTAGATGATATGGGAAGTAAGTATGATTATAAGGGAAATTTAAGGAATTGGTGGACACCGGAAGATAGGAAAAAATTTAAAGCAATTCAAGAAGATATTATTAAGCAATATGAAACATTTGCATCATATGATAAAATAAAGTTTGATGCAGCACCCAGTATAGGAGAAGATTTAGCAGATATTTCAGCTATGGCTATTTGTACAGAGTATTTAAGAGACTTTCAAGACTATAATGATGATATTATACCAATTCGTTCGTTATCTTTCCAAGCATTCTATTGTTATTTTGCAATGCAACAAAGACAACATATTTATAAAGAGGCTGTTGAGGCACAGTTAAAAACGAATCCCCATCCTCCGGATAAATATAGGGCAAATGTTCCATTGTCTCGTTTAGAATTATTTAGGAGTTTGTATAATATTCAAAAGGGGGATAAAATGTATTGGCCTTCCACAAACACAGTTTGGTGATTTCCCGGGGGTAATGTATTTAGAAAAAATTTTACTTTTTTAATTAAGCAAATTTTTTTTTGTAAGTTATATATATAAATGGCTAAAACTCATCGTCGTCGTCATCACCGCAAGGGCGGTCAAGCTATGAAGGCTATGGCCTCTCGTTCTGCTGCTCGTGCCGCTTCCCGTGCTGCGTCTGCTGCCCGCAGTGCCTCCGCCGCTGCTTCCCGTGCTGCTTCCGCTTCCCGTAGTGCCTCTGCTTCCCGCTCAGCCGCTGCTGCCCGCAGTGCCTCCGCCGCTGCCAGCCGTGCTGCGTCTGCCGCCCGCATGGCCTCCGCTGCTGCTTCCCGCTCTGCTTCCGCCAGCCGCTCTTAAGCGTCCAAAAAATAACTTCATTTAGTGAAGTTTAGGGTTGTTTGATATTATTTATTATTTTGTAATAAATAATACACATCATTATGCATTATGCATCATAATTTATACGGCAACAACAGGAATTTTATCAGTTTGTTGTTTATAAGGAGCAATAAGTTTCTCTCTTTCTTTCTCAAGCTGTTCAATATGTTTTTGAGTTGTATTGAAAATTTGACTTTCAACAATAGCCTCATATATCTTAACACCCTCTACAAAATCTGTTTCACATTTTAAATATAATTCAATTATTAGCTTTCTAGTTTCAACAATCAATTCTTGAAGTCCAGATTCAGTTAAATCTGGGTTAACACGAATTACTTCCTTGTCTGTTACTGGGTCTAATACATAAACAAATAATTTATTAATTATTGCTAATAACTCGTCTTGTTTTACATTTACTGATTGAATCATAGCCTTCAAATTGTCTGCATACTTTAAGAATAATTCATCTTTATATGTTCCTTTAACACTTGGAGCATTGCCAGATTCACAAAACTTTTTGGTGCTGTAATCTCTCAATTTAATGTCGCTGAATTTTTTTATTTCTGGCGGCATGTCATTATTATCAGTAAATGCCAAGTAAAAACGCTTTAGGTCTTCTTGAAATTGTTTCTCAGTTTCAGTTGTCATTCCCATAAATTTTCCAGTTTTAAAGTCATAATCTCCGTCAAAATATAAATCAATTAATTCATTTATTCCTGGTTCATCGTCAAGATAATTGGTGTCTCCATTTTTATCCAAATTAACAGTGCAAATATCGGGATGTATTTCAATTGTCTCATCTCCACCAGTTTGTATAACTTCAACCTCTTTTTCTTCCTCTTCAACTTTGTTTTTGTATTCGGGGGTTGTTTCTTGATTTTCATCTTGTTTCCCTTTAAGAGCATTAATTCTCTCACTGCACAAGTTAATCTTGGAAACTGTTGTGGAAACGCCAGAAGGTATGGATGATTTTTGCATAAGACTCTTTTTCACAGTATTGCCCATAAAATCTTTATAAACATACTCTGGATTAATTGTAGTTACAATTGCAGAGAATATGTGTGCAATTTTAATATAAAATTTAGCAATATCAATGCAATATGCTTTTTTAGTTTCAGAATCTGGTATTTTTAAGTTTTCAATATCTGATTTTTTAAAGTAAACAAGTTTTTCAGAAGCATCAGCACCAGACTCAACACGCTGAGCCAATTGTTGAACTTCTAAATCACTAAAATACTTATTAATAATATCAGAAGTTAAGACAACTAACTCATCGCAATATTTTTTTTCATGCAATTGGCTTAAAGTCGTGAAATCCATAGTTAAAATATAATAACTTGCAATAAAATCAAGAGTGTCGCTAAGAGTAATTACTTTTTCTTCGGAACCTTCTCCGCCGCCTGTTTGAATATTTGAATATAATGATACGCTATTTCCCATATACTAAGAATATAAAATATATAAGAAACATTTGTTTAATATTTAAAATGAAATAAAATTGATATAAAAATATCTCGCCAATAAGAAAAGCAAAGGATGAGCAAAGAACAAAGTAAAAAAAGAAAAGACCTTCAACCAATAAATAAAGCTGAATTATGGAATATATTTGATGCTGAGGTATCTAAGCCCGCGGCTCCTTTAGAATGTATTTATAGAGCATGCGGTGACAGAGAAAAATGTGATCATTGTGATTACAATTTAGCATTCTCAGATGAAGGGTTTTTGACGTGCACAAATACAAAATGTGGAATTATTTACAAGGATATAGTTGATCAGAGTGCAGAATGGAGATATTATGGAGCGGAGGATAATCACGGCAATGATCCTACAAGATGTGGAATGCCAATTAATCCATTGTTGCAGGAATCGTCATTTGGCTGCAAAGTTTTGTGTTGTGGTTCAACATCATATGAGATGCGAAAAATTAGGCGTTACACAGAGTGGCAATCTATGCCTTATAAGGAGAAGTCTCAATATGATGAGTTTCAGAGGATTACTATTATGTCACAGAATGCTGGAATGCCAAAACTTATTATTGATGATGCTATCAGATATCACAAGAAGATTTCAGAATATGAGCTTACATTTAGAGGAGATAATCGTGATGGAATTTTGGCGGCGTCCATCTACATCTCATGTAGGATTAATAATTATCCAAGAACAGCAAAAGAAATTGCCACCATCTTTCATTTAGATGTGACGAGTGCTACTCGTGGATGTAAGAACGCACAACTAATTATCAACAACTTGGAGAAGGATATGGAGAATAATGAGAAGACGGCATTTTGCAAGACAAAGCCGGAAGCATTTATTGAGCGTTATTGTTCAAAGTTGAATATTAACACAGAACTTACCAAGTTGAGTCAGTTTATCTCCATGAAGATTGAGAAACAAGGTTTAATGCCTGAGAATACACCACATTCAATTGCGGCTGGGGTAGTATATTTCATTGCACAGATATGCAATTTGAATATTACAAAGCGTGATGTAAAGAATGTTAGCGAAATTAGCGAGGTAACTATTAACAAATGTTTTAAGAAGATAGAGAAAATTAAGGACGATTTAGTTCCTGCGGTAATTTTAAAGAAGTATGCTTCTGCTTGTTAGTGATTGTAAATTTTAGCCAATAAAATAAGAATAATTGGCGTTAAACCTATACCAAATATTGGTAAAATTGATTTAATTTTTCTCATTTCATTTTTTGCTTTGTGGAATTCATCAAAAACATAATGAGTTCCATTTGTTCCACATTTAGTTTCAATTTCTCTGCAAGAATCAGCGTAGTCATAAGTTATTTCACCGGAAATTAAGTTAGCTTTTCCAAATTTTTTGCATTTAGAAAATCCAGTAGAACCAAGTGAATCTGGGATAAAATGTTTGCATGTAAAGCACTTGGGGTTATGTAAATTCTTAATGGTTTCAGGAACTGATACACGACAACCTCTATAAACAGTTGTCGTAGATAATAACAAGAGAGAAGTTCTTTTCATATTAGCAATATGTAATAATATTAGACAAGTGTTTAATATTATTTTTACCTATAGATTTAAATTATTTGAGTTAACTAAAAAGAGTTAATTTTAGTTAAAAAAATTGATATAAAACTCCAGCGTTATAATATAATAACACCGAAACATGGTTAAATACAATTGCGAAAAGTGTGGAAAAGAATTTACCCAAAAAGGGCATTATACCAAACATTTAAACAAGAAAAATCCATGCATTTATGAAAACAAACTTGAAGAAATTATAGAAAAGGCTGTTAATAAAAAAATAGAGGGCGTTTCTACTGCAACAAATATTGTTGATGAACAGTTGTCTAGTGTTGATTCAAAAGTTCCCCAAAATAATCCGAAAGAGATTAGGTACATAGATTTGTTTTGTGGATTAGGTGCATTTCATTATGCATTTAATTCATTAGAAAACGAGAATACAAAATATAAATGTGTATTTGCTTGTGATATAGATGATAATGTTAGAAAAATATATAAGGAAAATTATGGAATTACGCCGGAAGGGGATATTAATAAAGTAGATTTTGAAAAACTGCCTAATTTTGATATTTTGTGTGGAGGATTTCCATGTCAACCGTTTTCAATTGCTGGTAAAAAGGAGGGTTTTGAAGACAAAGTTAAAGGTAACCTATTCTATGCTATTTTAAAGATTATTGACGCAAAAAACCCAAGCACAGTAGTATTAGAAAATGTAAAGAATTTGTTGACTATTAATAATGGCGAAACATTCAATACAATAAACGCAGAATTACAGAAAAGAGGATATATTGTTAGTTTTAAAGTTATTGATTCTAAGTATTACAACTCTCCCCAATCAAGACAGAGATTGTTTATTATTTGTAATAAAACAAAAAAATACGAATTTCAAGTAGAACCAACCAATAAAATAACACCCGTTTCAAGCATAATAGACAACACCGAAACAAAATTCTTGAACTACGAGGAAAAGTACAAGTTAGAAAAATGCAAGGAAGCTGGGTCAAAAAATGGTTGTAAAATGTTATTTAAAATGATACATAAAATAACAAATAAGGGCGGCAGACAAGGAGAAAGAGTTTATTCCATAGATTCGTGTGGTCCTACTATTTGTGCATCATCAGGTGGTCCTGGTGCAAAAACTGGACTATATTATATTAATGAAAAAATTAGAAGATTAAATGTGATTGAAGGACTAAAAATGTTTGGATTTGATGAAAAATATAAATGGAATAAAATTGTTAAAGACGAAGATATGTTGTTTTATCTTGGAAATTGCATTGTTGTTAATGTTGTAAAATCGCTGTTATCAAATTTATAATATCTTGTCACACAAATCTAACATTTCTTGGTTAACTTTAAGCTTGGCTTGTATATCATTTGGTGAATGGTCCTTGCTACCACCACCTTTTCTTTGCAAGTAAATTTGTGGAGAAAGATGCATGCAAGTTCGGCATATTTTTACGGCAATATTGCTTTTTAAATAGTTGTAAAACTTTTCGGTTGAAATTATGTATAACTTTATAAAGCTAAAATTTTTGTCGGTCTGAAAAATAGCCCAATACTCATTTTCTTCTCCAGTATTGCCACAAAATGTTTTTTGTAAATATTGATGAATCTCTTCTATGTTATTGTTGCACAAATTAGCAAAAGCATTTTTTTCTTGCGTTGTCATAGAATTTCTTCTGCTAATTGTCAAATCTTTCAAGTTTGATAGAATATCTTGATTTGTGAATGTCTTTTCTAATGTTCTTCTATCAAATGAATCACCTCTACCTAGCAACCCTTGTATCTTTTTATTTTGAATTTTAACGCTGCTACCATCATCAAAGTAAATCTTGGTGTCGTATTTTTTCCCATGAATCTTTTCAAACAAAGTAATTTTTTTGCCAAAGTATTGTTCTAATGCCGATTTAATTTCAGTGTGATTCCTGAAGATATATTCTGCTTTAAATCCAGATTTAGCAGTTAAGCTATTATTACTCGGCTGAACCGAGCTTGTCGTAACTGACTGACTCGTTGTCTCCATATTGTCTGGTTTTCCTTGGGAGGGTAGTATAAAAAATTTCAATTTTTTATTTTAAAAAAGAATCTCAGGTGAAATGCGAATCCGAGCACCATTTTTGTTAATAGCTTCTAAATGAAATGAACGGTGTTCACAATCTTCATAAAAACTTTGTTCTGTTCCAGCGTATGTTTTAAATTCTATTTTTTGCCCATTTATAACAACATTGTTGTATATATAATTTTTTGGGATAAGGTCAAGTCTAACTCTTCCATCATAATTGCAATTCAAAAATTTATTAGTTCTATAAATAGCAAACCCATTAAATGCCGAAGCACATTTTAATAAACCATTTTCAGGAACTTTTGACAATAAATCTGTAATATACCGTTTCATTTCAACCAAAACTTTGTTTTCATCTTTATAGTGACGAAAACTAAATATGTACGGTCTTATAGATAATGCCCAAATGTCATAATATTCTGGACGATTGAATGATAAAGAATCCCACGAGTTTTTATATAAATATTTTTTAAGGACGTCTAACTTAATATCTGCTGTACAAATATCATCGCAGTCCATCATTGCAAACATTTCATAATTTCTATAATTAGAACGAATCATTTGCAAACAACCATTTCTAGCATTTGCTATTCGTTGAGTTCTAAAATTGCTAACAATTGTTTTGTTTACATAAAATTTTAGTTTTGGGTTTATAATCTGATAATCTTTTAATTTTTGTAGAGTATTATCACTAGAATCATCATAATAAATAATAATTACATAATCTTCAAATAAAGAGCCAATTTTTTCCATATTAGAAAATATTTTATCTAAATATCCTCCCACATTTCTAACTGCACCGCAAATGCAACATTTCATTTATAAATATTTATACTATTAATGTAAAATTTTAGCGAATTTTTTATTATTCTTATTCTTATTGGTTGTTATGAAAAAAATAAACTATAGTATTATTTTATAAAAGGGATAAAATGTTTTTATGTTTAAGTTTTATAGGAAAATTGCCAGAATATACAATTGAATGTGTTCATCAAATAAGACTATTTTTTGAAGGAGATATATATTTAATAATGAATGATTTTGAATCAACCCACTTGGAAAAAATAAAAAAATTTAATGTAAAATTAATAAAATATGGAGATGTTTATCCAAGATTGTTTAACACAATTGCTAAAAAAAATAAAACAAAATTTAGTTATCTAAGTGGTCTTAAAGGAAGAGAAGAATTATTTTTAAAGGCATTAGAAAGATTTTTTCTTTTATATAATTTAATGTTAAAAAATGATTTAGAAAATTGTTTATTTTTAGAAATAGACAATCTAATATATGACAACCCCAACAAATGGTTGGATGAATTTAAAAAGCATGAACTTTGTTATATGTATGACAATGATGATAGATTCTCGTCTGGAATAATGTATGTTAAAAAATCTAACAGTTTAGTTAATTTTTTGAATTATATATTAAATTATATAAATAAAACTAAATCTGGTATGCCAAATGAAATGACTTGCTTATCCGAATATTATGAACACAATAAATTGACAAATACTGTTCAAATTCTTCCAACTTATTGGCCCAAAGATGAAATTCCAGATGTAGCAACAGATAATTTTGATAAATATAATAATACTATTTTTGATTCTGCTGGAATGGGAATTTATTTAACTGGAATAAATACTTTTCACACAAACGGTGAATTAATTCTTTTTTCTAAATTTGAATTGTGTAAAATTGACTACACAAATAATAAATTTGAATGGATTTTAGATGACAAAAATAGAAAAATTCCTCACATTTGGAATGGAGAATCCTGGTTAAAAATTAATAATCTTCACATACATTCAAAGTTATTAAAAAATGCATTATCTGTTGAAATGGATACATATTAAAATATATTTTTAAAGTAATAATTATAAATTTCTAATTTTTACTTAATTTATCAAGAAACAAAAAATCATTGTGTGAACCGTCCCAACTAGGGTTGTCTGTTTTGTTGTAATTAGAAAAATTGCAAATTAAGTTGTAACTTTGAGCTTCCATAAAATTCTTAATATTTTCAAAATCAAAATTATACACCTCAATTAAGAAATATTTTGGTCTATATTTTTCTAAGTTTAACCCTTTTAAAATGGGAAGTTCATATCCTTCTGTGTCTAGTGATAAGAAATTAATTTTTCTTCCATTTAAATTTTCATCTAATATCTTTTCTAATGTAATAGCTTTTACTTTTGTTAAATTTTCCATATTATTTCGTTTTCCATCAACAGAAGACATTAAACTACCATTAAAATCTCCACAAACATATTCTTCATTGTAATCATTAGACACGCAGGCATAGTTTAAAACTATACTATTTTTACGATTTATTTTACACAATTCATATTGAGTTCTGGATGGCTCAATTAAAATGCCACCCCAATTTTTTTTGTATTCAAAATAGGCCGTGTTGCTTTGAATTAATCCATCGTATGCACCAAGTTCAATAAATATGCCATTTCTGTCATCGTCGGTAAATAAATCATTCATTTTAATATCTAATGGTTGGTTTGTATTATCAACGTGAGAGTATGTATTCATATTTTTTATAACAATATTTAATTTAAACTCATAAAGTGATAATTTTTCAAAATAAGAATCATCAAATGTATAATTAGAATAATTTAACTTTGATTCATCAAATTCGTCCCACGAGTTTAATATTACCATTGGAAGATTATATTTAGTTCTTAAAACTTCAATAAAAGGAGAATTTAAAACAATTGGAACTGTTTGAAAATAAAATGATTCCCACAATCTGTGAGTATCAACACCATTTCCTTCAGGACAAATGGCAAATTGATATTTTGAAAGTCTTATTAAATTATTAAATGGAATCATATTTTCTAAGAAAGAAATCTTTTTTATTAAATAGTCATAACATGGTTGTCTTTTTGTTTTATTTGTATCTATAGAAAAGTTAAAATAAACCTTTTTTGTTTTCCATAAATGAAGCTGTTTTAGTCCATCTTTCCCAAAATTGTCGTATATTTGCAAATTTCCATGTCTCCACATGCTATTAGCAATGCCTATTGGAAGAGGGATTAACTTTTCATGATTAAAACATACATTTTGACTATACCATTTTTCAACTTTTTCTGAATGTAGAATTTTTATAACTGAATCATTGTCTTCATTTATATTTTCATCGGAATTGTGACTTATTAAAATAAACTTATTTTTAAAATTGTTTAATTTATTAGCTAGTATTTTAATGTTATGCGTGTAACAAAAAATAATTAGTGGGTTATTGTAAATTTCTGGTATGTTATCAAATTCTAAATGTTTATTTTTTTGATTTTTAATACGCGAGTTATAATCAAAATCTTTGCTAAACCCTAAATAAATATCTGCAAGTTCTTGGATTTTTTCACCTGTAATAATATTATCAGAAGTCATATTATATTATATTACTTTTATTTAATATAATATGTTTTTACCACATTTACACTATTTATTTTAAACTTAATATACAATGTCTTTCCAATTGATAGATTCGCCAGTAATGGTGTTATTTTTATAATTTTTTTTATTTTTTTCAATTAATTCATTAACATAGTTCATATCAACTAAATCAGGATGAACATACCAATCTTCAATGGAGAATCACTTTCATTAATGTCTGAAAAAACCAAAAAATAACCTCGTTTATTAAAAATTTCTCGCGATTTTAGTCTTGTATTAGCATAATTTGTACGATATATATCGTGTTCAAATGTTACTGTAGCAAACTTATATTGTTCAAATAATTCATTGTCTAATTTTTCTAAAGTCTCTATTGTAGAACCAGTATAAGCTTCTAAATCAATCTGCAAATAATCCATTGAAAAAGGAAAATTGTTAGATATAAAAACTTCTTTATAATTTATTTTTGTAGCATCATTCATTAAATGAATACTATTTGGACGGTGTGTTTTATAAAGATTTAAAAAAGATTCATCAATTTCAACCATAGCTCCTTTCCAATCATAGTTTTTTTCTAGTAAATATGTATTGTTAATTGTAATTGGTGTATGAGATCCTATTTCTAAAAAAAACCCATTTTTTTTTTCTTTTAAAACATTTATTACAAACTTATCTTGTTCGGCTTGTCCAAAAAACATATATATTATGTGAGGATTTTCTTTATACTTTTAATTTACTTTATTCCATATTTTTTCATCATTCTCAAAGCTTTATCATATGGTAGAGGTGGAACAGAATTACTTGTATCAATTTCATTCCATTCTGGAAAAATAAAGATATCCCCGTGCCACCCCTTTTTTACTTTTGGAAAATAGACTGTTGAAAAAAATCCCAACAATCCCATTAACCAAGAAAAGGAGCCATTAGATAATACTATATTTTTGCAAGTACTAGCAAACATAATTGTTTTAACTTCTGTTTTTATTATTGGAGTTAAGTTATATTTTTTAATTAATGCTATACACAATGGGTGTGTTAATAAATCAGATGAAATAAATCCGTTTTCAAAGTTCATATTAGATAAAACCCAATCATAATAAATATAACCCGGATTAAATTCAACAGAATCACCTAATCTTACATGAACAAAAACATCATTATTGTTGTTATATCTGTGTTTAAACAAATTTTTTTCTATTATTTTATTTTTCTGTTCATCTGAATAAATATAATCTCTAATATAAAATGAAAATTCTTTTGTTTGTGCGTACATATCGCACATATTAATGTTTTTATTTAATTTTATATTATTTTTAATAAGTTCAAAAAAGTTGTCATCTCTTATTATAAAGGTGTCATTATATGTTTGACCGCCATTTTTGTATAATTCAATGCCGAGGTTAGAAAATTCTCTAGAATAAGAATATGAAAATGCCAAATCATTATTTTTAGCTAAAAAATGTGAAGCTAAATTTCTAAAGAAATGATTTGCAAATCTACCTGCAGTTCCTATTGTTGTATTTGACATATTATATTATATTATTTTATATTATTTTATTAAGTTAAATAATATAAATTTATCTTAGAGATGACTTAAAACACCCATTTTGTGTTCCTTGTGTGACAATAGTTGGTTCTGCCCAATATATTTTTAATTTTTCTTTTTCTATAATTAAATTAAGCCAAAAGTCTATCGGTAGATCGCTAGAAAAATTTTCATTATTTATTGTGTTTACTAATTTCAAAGCACATTTTTTTGATATTAAATATGAATCGGTACATCTAGTTGAATCATTCCTAAATATATTACAGTTTTTACATTTATTTAATACAGCATTAGGTATATGAAGACCACAACCATCACCTAAAAATAACATATCCCAATCACCTGGCAAATGTTTAATATATTTTTTAAGAATTTCATCAAATGAATTATTAAACAACGCATCATCTTCTAATATTAAAGCAAAATCTGCTTGGTTTTCTATAATTTTTTTGAAACATTCATAATGATGCAAAAATAGTGATATTTCAGAATCATTTAATTTAGAAAAGGGATGCTTATCAGTTTCGGTTAAAACATCCTTTCCTCTGTTAGAAATAAATTCGGCATCCATACCATTTTCTTCAAGTTGTTTTAACATATTAATTTTTCTACCAACAAGCTTATCATAATGAATTACAAATGTTTTCATTTATATTAGCAATATAAATAAATTTATAACTTTAATTGAATTTTAATATCATTTGCAATAGCTTCTAAAGTTCTTTCTAACTTTCCGCTTTTATAAATTGGTTTATTTACCATTTCAAGATACAAATTATCATCATTAATTAATGTTAACAATCTTTGAACAATTTCATCAATTGTTGAATCTTCCATATTTTTAACATTTATAAATCTATCCTCATTAAAATAATCTGTAATGCTGTCAGTGCCCCAGTATATTGGAATAATTCCAGCTACAAAACCATGTAAAATTTTTTCGGTAATATATGTTTCTTGCTTTGTATTTTCCATTGTTATTATAAATTTGTAGTCTGATATAATATTTGTAAATTCTTCCGAGTGGTAGTGATGAGTTATTCTTGGAACATTATTTTTATAAGATCCTGCATAATCTATAAGAAGTCCGCAATTTTCTAATTTTTCAAGAAATATATTTCTTTCTAAATTTGGATCTCCATTTGAGATAACCGCACAAATTGTTTTTTTAGGAATTTTATTGACAATTGGAAAATTTTGCAATTTGTTTAATAAATTAAAACTATATAAGCTTAATACAAATAATGGGCAGCTTATAATTTTTAAATTATTATGTCTTCCCGATAATATAATATCATAGCTAGGAATTAATAATAACCTTTTTTTATTGTCTTTTAACAATTTTATCGTATGAACTGTTGATTCACCAGTAAAAAAAAAACTATAATTCCATTTTTTCTTTGTTAAAAATGTTTCTAGAGAAAACACACTCTCTAATAAAATGTCGCTATTTTCAAAATTTCCAATGCTTATTTCACTATTAAATATATTTTTAAGTAAGTCTATGAAAAAATTCAAACTTTCACTTTCAAAATTTGACCAAAATCCATGAATAAATACTTTCATAATACTAAACTATGTTTATATTTTAAATGTATTTTTATATTAAATATAAATTAAATATATATTAAATATAAATTAAATATCATAATATATTAATGACTGAATCTTCTAATATTGATTTAAAAATAAGACACAATGCTGGTTTTTTTTCTTGTTGCTCAATAAGATTATATGAAATTATTACTTACTTTAACATTAGTAAAAAATTACCAAATAGCGTTGATAGTTCAGAACAATTTGAATGGTATAAACCAACTGAATTTAAAAATAAAGACATTACCTATCATTATTTTAAAGAAAAAATAGAATGTCCCATAGAGTTTATTAAACCAGTTAAATATCATTGGGATGATCAATATGAAAATTATAAATTATTAAATTATGATGCGTTATCACCATTTATTAAAAATTATTTTAGCCCTACTGACGAATTATTGAACATTATGAATAAAATGGAAAAAAAATACAATATTGAAAATTATGACAATTTGTGCGTTTTATTTTATAGAGGAAATGACAAGGTTAAAGAAACACAGTTATGCGGGTACGAAGAAATTATTGAAAAAGCAAAACAAATTCAAGTTAAAAATCCTGATATTAAATTTTTAATTCAAAGTGATGAAACTGAATTTATTGAAAAGATGAAAGAAGAATTTCCCAATTCTTTTTATTTTAAGGATGAAGCTAGACATATGAAAAAACAAAAAAGTACCGTTGACATTGTTTTCAAAAATTTTAACTATAGATATTCCAAGTTTTATTTAGCCATTACAATTATAATGTCAAAATGTAAATACATTATTTGCGGCTCTTCTGGAAATTGTTCTATCTGGATAATGTTTTATAGAAATAATGCAGATAATGTATTTCAATATTTGAATGGTATGTGGTTATAAAATAAAAATTATTATGATATTAAATATAATATGGAAAATTTGTGTTATTTTGTTTGTTCAAGAGGTTTATTAAAATCATGCACATTTCATTCTTTAAAGCCTAAATCTAGTTGTAACAATGATATTATATATTTAGGTAAAATGCTTACTTCAGGTAAAATGTTTAACGGAATGTCTATATATGTTTGCAGTGATTTATTGAAATTTTTTGTTTTGCAAATATTACCAAAAATAAATAATAGATTTGTATTAGTAACTGGTGATTCAGATATGTGTGTTCCAAAAGAAGCACTTAATAATTCAGAAACAGCTACACTTATTAGTAATCCATTTTTATTAAAATGGTTTGCTCAAAATACCCAAATACAAAGACATGAAAAGATAGTTCAATTTCCAATTGGATTAGATTATCATACAATTTCAAATGACCCAAATTATAATTGGAAAACGGCTGGTGAGGGTCATTTACCTAAAGACCAAGAGGAAATTTTAATTAATTTGCGACAACAAATGAACCCATTTCATAAAAGAAGTTTACTAATTTATGTTAATTTTACACCAATTAACGATAAGTTTGGTCAAAGAAAAAGTGCATTTGAACAGATTCCAAATAATCTGCTTTCTATTAATCAAAACTTTACAAAACGAACGCAGAATTGGAAAAATATAACACAACATGCATTTGTATTATCACCATTTGGAATGGGAATGGATTGTCATCGTACATGGGAAGCACTTTGTTTAGGTTCAATTCCAATAGTAAAAGCACCAAATTTTCAAAAAATGTTTGAAGATTTACCTGTGTTAATTGTTAATGAATGGTGTGAAATAACGAGAGAATTATTGGATAAAACTATAGAGGATTTTAAAAGTAGAGAATTTAAATATGAAAAATTAACACTTCAATATTGGGTTAAACTTATAAATAATTGCATTTAATAATAAAAATTAAAATACTTTTATTATTAAATGACTACTGTGCCACCTAAGCGAGTTTTTATTGTTCCTTACAGGGACCGAATTCAGCAAAAATTCTTCTTCTGCAAGCAAATGGACTTTATCCTTGAAGGGCAAGACGACTATGAAATTCTCTTTGTTCATCAATGCGACGCCAGAAATTTTAACCGAGGTGCCATGAAGAATATTGGGTTTTTAGCAATCAAAGAAAAATACCCAGAACATTACAAAGACATTTCATTTATATTCAACGACGTAGACACTTTACCATTCCACAAGTTGTTTGATTATGAAACAACTGAAGGGGTTGTAAAACATTATTATGGTTTTGAAACAGCTTTAGGAGGAATTGTTGTTGTAAAAGGTTCCGATTTTGAAATGATTAATGGTTATCCAAATTATTGGGGATGGGGTATGGAAGATGCCTGTTTGCAAAAAAGATGTTTCGCATATGGACTTCAAATTGACCGTAGCAATTTTTACACCATTGGCAGTCCTGAAATTCTTCAATTATTTGATGGTGTCTCTCGTCTTGTTTCTAGAAAAGACCCCCAAAGAATGAAAACTGATAATGGTCAAGACGGATTAAGAAGTATCCACAAGCTTCTTTTTACAACAGACAGAGAGTCATTAAATCCTGATGATAATAAATTTATCGTTGAAAGTGAGAGAACATTTGTAGTCAATGTTACTTCATTTATGACAATGGTGAGATTTGAAGCAGATTCCTATCATGAATACGACTTGAGAGAACCCGTGAGCAAGGTTGTATTTCCAGATCGTGAATCAACAACTAAAACGCATATTGCTCCAGAAGAATGGAGAAATATTCCTTATAATCCTGCAGCAGATGAGAGAGTGATGATGATTCAACAACAGCGAGCAATGGCTCAGAGACCTCAACAATTTCAAGCGCAAAGAATGATGCCTCCACAATCACCGACAACAATTTTCTCTCCACAATATGCCAGAATGGTTGGAGCAAGACCTAAAGCAACAGTTAGTGCAAATATTGGTTTAGGTGGTGTTCGTCGTTAGTAGTTTTATTTTATAAACATTAAAACGCGTATTTAATAAATTTAATTATTTATTTAGTTAATGTATAAACTATGCCTTTTATTCCCAGACTTTTGTATTACATAAATGATGTATTTGTAGAAACCGGAACTTTTGAAGGTGATACAATATATAAAATAGCTAATAATGAAATTTGTAGACCTCCAAAAATAATAAGTTTAGAATTATCTGATGTATTTTTTAATAATTGTAAAAAAAGATTTGAAAATAATTCAAACATTACTTTATATAAAGCAAATAGCAAATATGATTTATACGATAAAATTAAAGATATTTCTACTAGGATTACCTTTTGGTTGGATAGTCATTGGTCAGGCACGCCGGATGTAGGTTGCGATCCTGTAACAGTGTGTCCAGTATTAGAAGAACTAGAGCAAATAAAGCAACATAGATTAAATACACATACAATTATGATAGATGATATTCGTTTAATGAGCAACTCTAACGTTAAAGATGAAGGTTTTCCAGTAACTAAAGAACAAATAATTGACAAACTTTATGAAATTAACCCAAATTATAAAATTATTTATTTTGATGATTATGCTGCAGAAAATGATATTTTGGTTGCATACATAGAAGAAAAAAAATGCATTCACAAATATTTAACAAAATGTTCTACCAATCCCCAGCCTCCCGGATTTGCTGATTTCTTACGGGGTACAATTGCATTACATAATTTTTCAAAAAAATATGAATATCAATTATTTATTGATGGAACTCATCCTTTATTTAATTTTTTAAAACCAAATAAAAATATTATTTACAGCAGCCCAGATTCTGAGACAAAAGAATTTCTTCCTCCATTATCATACAATGATATATATATAAAGCTTAACAATTTGTTTACTTCCGGTCTATCATTTTCATTAATAACAAATTCTTTTTATAATTTGCAAAAAGGTAAACTTAGTAACTTTGGAGAAATTTCAGAAGAGTGTGCAAATTACATAAAAGACATATTATCACCATCAATTGAAGTTGAAAATAAAATAACTTTTGTTTTTAGTCAAGTGTATAAAATAGATATAAATGATAGTTTTAAAGTAATTCATTTAAGATTTGGCGATAAATTTATTCACGAAAATATATACAATGATGATTTATACAAACAATATTATAATAATATATATAATTTAGTCCACCAAAATAAAAACGAAAAATTTGTTTTAATATCAGATTCATCAGAAATATCAAAAAAACTTAAAGCTGATATTCCAGAGTTATTCTACTGGGACAATTCTAAAATTCATTTGGGAGATTTAATAAATATAGAAACTTCTAACATATTAGATACTATTGTAGATTTCTTTATTATATCTAAATCCAAAGAAATAATAACAAATGGTTCTGGTTCTGGGTTTAGTCGCATCAATAGCATAATTTACAATATAAAATATACAGAGGGGTTAATATAAATAACAATTTTACAATTTATAATTAAATTATAAAATGTATATTATTTAAATGAAAGTAACAATATTTGGAACTTGTCGGTTAGACTCTTTAAATAATTATTACTATAACAACAGAATAAAAAATGAAATTTCATACACTTACGACACAAAGGAAATTTTAGAAGTAATTAAATTTATAAAATACAACCATATATCGCCAACGGAAACTATCACCACATTTAGAACTCCCATGATAAAAAAAAACCCAATTTATTCAAGAAATTTTGCTGGAATGTTTGAGAAAACTGATGTTTTTATAATTGAAATCTGTGGAAAAAAAACTTACAAATATAATAATTTTTTTGTTCATAGTGCTCTACTAGATTTTAGCGATGAATCAACAAGACAGAATATTATTATAAATGAACAAAATGATGAAGAAATTGAAAATGATATTTTAAACATAATTCATGAATTAAATACAAAAAAAATTGTTATTGTTGGCCATATAGTAACAGATGATAAAAGTGAAAGATATAAGTTATCCAATTTATTAGAAAATTTATGTTTTAAACACAATCTTTTATTTATTAATCCCGCATTTGAAATTCAAAAAAGAGGATTTAACATAACTGATCTAGTTAATAACGACAAAAAAATAATTCATTATAATGATAACGGACATAAAGTAATGAAAGCAATTTATGAGGAGTTTTTAAATTTGTGTTACAATAAATAAAAACTTTTATTTTTTTCAAAGTTAATATTTTAAGACAAGTTTTCAATAACTTTTTCTCTCTTCAACCTAATGGATAAGAGTCAAATTGTTAAGGACCTAAAGGATGTAACCTTCCCAGAAGTTCTAAAAGACTGGGTTGAAATCACTGCAAAATCTCAAGAAGCAATTGAAAATTTAAATGGAAGAAGCCGTCTCGGATGCAATTTAATAGATTATTACTTTTTTGAACAGCGAATAGAAACTATTGGAAATAAGGGCATAAATTTCTTTCAGTTTGTTAATAATATAGAGGATTACAAGAAAAAGAAATATATTCAAACCTTGCTCACTTATTGTGACAATCATAATCGTTATAAAGACAGTATTGTTAAGAAGTATTATTACTGTTATGGGTTATGCTTTGGACGAATAAATGCGTTTAAAATAACAAACGCATTGCAAATTTATAACAGGTATACACCTAAGGTTGCAGTGATGGATCCGTTTTGCGGATTTGGCGGAAGACTTGTTGGTGCAATGATGAAGAATATAAATTACATTGGAATTGATTTGAATAAAGATTTAGAAACCGGATATCAGAGATTGATTAAAGATTTTAGAGAGAAAACTACATCAAAAATAGATTTATTATTTCAAGATTCAAATACAATAGGCTATAGTAACTACAAATATGACATGGTTTTTACTTCGCCTCCTTATGAAAACATAGAGATATATAAACACATGGAGAGAAAAAGTATTCAAGAATGGAACCAGTTTTATAAAGAAGTATTTCAAAAGCTTTGGGATGATTTACAGCCCAGTGGGACATATATTATTAATATAAATGACAGCATATACACAAAGATACTAGAACCATTGTTTGGACCTGCATTAGAGTCAATCTTATTAAAAAAGTCAAGCAAAAATGATTACAAGGAATACATTTATATTTGGAAGAAAACGAGTTAAATACTTATTATTATTATTATTTATTTATGGCAAATAATAATACCGCTTTAAGTTCAATATCTGATATTAAACATGCAGTGTATATAAATTTGAAGCATAGAACAGATAGACGCGTTCATGTGGAACAACAACTAGAATCAATTGGTATTACATCACCAACTAGGTTTAACGCAATTAAACTTCCAAATGGAGCTCTTGGTTGCAGCATGAGTCATTTAAGGTGTTTGCAAATAGCAAAAGAACGCGGGTGGCCACACCTATTATTGTGTGAAGATGATATTCAGTTTTTAGACCCAGCATTGTTTGTAAAGAATTTAAATGGATTCTTGGAAAATCATCAAGATGATTCATCATGGGATGTTCTTTTAATTGCTGGTAATAATATGCCACCTTATGGACTAGAAGACGATTATTCTGTTCGTGTATTTCAATGTCAAACAACAACGGGGTACATAGTTAAACAACATTATTACGACAAATTAATTGCAAATATTAAAGAAGGTATTGAAAAACTAATTAAGGAACCTCATAATCACAGATTTTATGCAATTGATAAATATTGGTTTAATCTTCAACAATCAGATTATTGGTTTTTAATAACACCTTTAACTGTTGTTCAGAAAGAAGATTATAGTGATATTGAAAAGCGTATAACAAATTATAAGAAAGCTATGACTGATTTAGATAAAGAAAGTTATTTTAGAAGAGTTGCCAAGTAAAGCAATAACACATAAATATAACAACATAAAAAAAAGAGGTTTATTTGTTTCATTAACAACCTTGGATATTTCATTTTCAGAATAATCATTATTCTTTAACTGAAATAGGTTAAATGATATTGGACTGCAAATAACTGCTAATAATAATCCAAATATAGCGTTGTTACCCGTTATATACATTAATGCTAGAGAATTAGACATAATATTTAAATTTGTAATAATACTAGTACAAACCAATGAAAACTTTTTTCCGAAGATAACGGGTATAGTGTATATTTTGTTTGCTTTATCTCCAGCATAGTCTCTAATGTCAAGCAAAATTTCATTAGACAAAGAACCATAAAATACTAGACTCATAGCAATGGACAAAATTCCAAAGTTTTTATTTTCAGCCACAAGTAGAGTTTGAGATGAAGATAATCCAGAAAAAAATAACGTCAATGAAACAATCCAAGCACAAGAGAGATTTTTAAAAAGGGGTACTCGTTTTAAAAGAGGTGTGTATATGCCAGTAAGAAAAATAATAAAATTTATAATATATTGTTGCATTCCAGGTAGAAAACGTAGACTTATAGCCTCAGCTGATCCTATTAAAGATAAATAAAGCAAAATAGCTTCATATATTTTAACTTTTCCAGATGGAATTGGTCTTCCTGGATTGTTAATATTATCAATTTTAACATCATATACATCATTAATAACCATGCTACTAGAGAGAATAAGTATTGTAGATGCAGTTGAAGTAATAAATGTTTTTGAAAGAATCAAATTAGGTATACTTGGGTTCATAATAAATCCTCCCGCACCGCATAAAAAAACAGTTGGTAATATACTTTTTGGGCGAATGAGTCGCGTGAGTTCTTTAAGTTTGTTTTTAAATAATATATTTTTTGTAGACTTCTCTGACAGATTATTGTTTTCTTTACCATTTCCCAAATGCAAATCTCTCTTATGATTATAATTAATTTTTAAAGATGCAATACTTATTATGCTTGAAAACCCCCAAAACAACTGAACTATGAAAAATAATCTCATTATATTAATAATTTAAAATACTTTTATGTAGTTTTAATAAGACACAAATAATTAAAAGAACTTAAAATAAAAACTAGATAAATATTATGTCACTACTGTCAAAACTAGTTCATTTTGTTTTACTAACTACAAAGAAATATGGCATAGATGAATCTCATGGTTTGTCTCACAGCATGAATGTATTACATTACGCTAATAAAATATACGAATCTGAGGTTGAAAGTTATCCCATTCTTAAACGCCAAGAAAAGCTAATATATGTATCCGCACTTCTTCACGACATGTGTGATAAAAAGTATGTTGATGAAAATTCTGGTCTAAAAGAAATAGAAGATTTTTTGCAAGAAGAAAACGCATTAACACCAACTGAAATAAACATGTCAAAACAAATTATGGCAACTATGTCTTATTCAAAAGTCAAGCAATATGGATATCCAATTATGGGTGGTTATCAAAAAGCATATCATATTGTGAGAGAAGCTGATTTACTAACAGCTTATGACTTTGACCGTTGTATGATTTATAAAATGAATAAGAATGGGGGAGATTTGGAGGATGCTTTTAAGAATGCAAATGAATTATTTGAAAACCGCGTTTTAAAACACAATGATGACAATTTATTTTTATTTAATTATTCAAAACAAGAGTCTTTAGTTTTGCATCAACTTGCATTACAAAGAATAAATAGTTGGAAAAATATTCTCATTCGTCCAGGGTTTTAACAATCTTTTAAATTTAAAAAATTATATATTATTGTCTTTTTATAATATATAATGCCTATCAGAAAAACTCGCATAAATCGCAAAAAAACGCGTCGTGCAAAGAAAGCTCGCACAATGCGAAAAATGAAAGGAGGCTGAGGCCCACCAAGGGCACCGAATGTACCACCAGCCATTCCTTCTCTCCCCAACTTGCCATAAACACATTCTCATATTATGGTCTTATTTTCTGGAATGACCAGATGCTTCCTCGTTTTAATTGATGAGGAGAAACTGCGAAATTGAAATTTATGACATAATATTATTTAGTTCCATATCTTTAAAATATTCATCACTTTGAACTGGAATCATTACCTTTTTGAATATTGGATTTAAATTTAAACCAATAGCATAATCTTCTAAATACTCTTTTTCAATATTTTCTCTCTTTGAAACTAAATTAGTAACCGCCTCTGGAGAGAGAAAATAAAAACGACCGCTGCAATATTCCGTCTTTTGTATTATCATGTCGTGTGGCAACTCAGGATGAATGTGAAAATACTGTGATAAATATGGGAGTTGAACATCAACAACTTGACCTCCATAATGTGCCTTCATCTTTGTAGGCTTTCTTACAAGCTTATCTATTAACGTGTCAAAGAATCCGTGGTCCTGTAAAATTTGATCATCGTCTGTCTTAAATATATACTTGAATTTAAATGTGTTACGAATTGCATATAACGCAGCTATAACTTTTTTAGGTAATGAATTATAATCATCAGCAGTTTTAACCCATAAAATTCTCTCTTCATTGTCAAATAAATATGGAACAGACAATCCAGGGTCTCCAATAACATGATAATAAGAAACACAATCGGGCAAAGACTTTAACCAACCAGCCTTTTGCACTAGAGCTTTTTCTCTATATCTCATACAATTCATGACCAATAGAATATAATCTTTTTCTATTTTATTATCGCTCATTTATATTATAAATCTTATAACATAAATTACTTTTAACTTATTTTATAGCATTTTTAATATTTATTAATTAGTTTGAATCTATCTTACTCCACGTTTTGGGAAATAAATCATTCAAATTTTTATCAGGCATTGCTGGTCCAAACCAAATATCTGGATAACAAACTATTTTATCATCATGTGAATTAAAATACGCACCCCACCAACTGAATGTGCTATTTGCAATTATGTTATGACGGCACATACTCATCATTAAAAGCTGTTCCCAATCAACAATTCCATGGTCTATCTTAACAAACCTACAATCTGGAAATTGCTGTTGCAGACTGTCTATAATTATTTGAACATCTTTGTCGTCATCTTTCTCACAAAAATATAAAATTTTAAGTTTATTGTTATTAGTTGTCGTTGATATATGTTGAATACTGTTTTTATAATATTCATATTTCATAATTGGATGATAATGTTGTATCTGTTTATAATCCCCTAAACGAAAATGCATGCTAACTAAATTATCATAATTATGATTGTATTTGTATTTAATAGCATTTTTTTGCTCATCCAATCTTATTAAACGAAACAAAGTATTCCAATGTTGCTCAAAGTATTTATAACTTTGGAAATAACCATGTAAAGAAGTATGTTCCTCTTGAGAAGGGGGTTGCAATTCCTCATAATGAAATCCGGATTCCTTTATAGTCAATAATTGTGGTTTTATGTGAGTTGTAAAATTTCTCAAAGAAACTAGAAAATTTGACCAGTATGTTGGTCTATTACCTAACTGTCTTTTATATAAAAAACAAAAAGATTGTTTATGTTTAATTGCATAAGAAATGGTTGCAAATATTTGAAACAACTGATTTCCTAGTCCGCCCATTAATTCACAGGTTATCATTTCTTGTATTATATATTTATTTTTATATATTTTTATGTTGTTTTTGCATTCAAAAATAAAAATAATATTTTGTAATTATAATGAGTGTATCTCAAATAATAGCATTAAGTTTAACTGAAGTTATTGGAGATTTTGGTTTTAAAAGTTTTGCAAATGGTGGAGGAATTGTTCCATTTACAATTGGTATAGGTGGATACATAGGAGTAGTTTTTATGTTGATTGCATCTTTACAACATTCAACTGTTCTTATGGTAAATGGAGCTTGGGATGGAATGAGTGGAATTATAGAAAGCCTTGCTGCTTATATATTTTTAGGAGAACGGTTTCATGACCCGATACAATACCTTGGACTAATTTTAATTTTGTTTGGATTATATTTTTTAAAACTTCCCTCAAAAAAACCACACCCATTTGAATGGCCAAAATTATTCACTGCTAAAGTAGGCACCCTTACCCATCCCAAAATCAGTTAAACGAGTAATAATTTCATTATTCTTCTGCGTCATTTCCTTGATTAAGTCCTTTATAGAAATCATGCCAATAAATTCTTCATTTGTATCATCAATTACAAGCAAATGACGAATATCCTTAAACATCATCTTATTCATGCAAGTAGTAAGAGAATCGCTCTTCTTGGCAATAATTGTATTGGGTCCAAACGTGCAAATATCCTTTACTTTTACAGTTTCACTATTCTTTCGCAATGAGGCGACCTTAGTAATAAAATCTCGCTCAGAACAAACTCCAATAACTTTATTATTGCTATCTGTAACTGCAAGACATCCAATATTAAACGCAGTAAAACGATTTACCGCCTCTTGTACAGGGCTTTCTTCGTTAATCTTAAAATCAATCTTATGATAACAACTCTTCTTAAAAACATCCAACGCAGAAACTGGCGTTGTAATGTTAGAAGTAAACTTGCGAGAAAGTGTTCTAGACAACATTATACATCTTTATTATAATGTTGTTTTAAGTTTGTTTAATAAATATTTTTCAAGTACGTCATCGTTTTTAAAAGTCGGCATTGAATTCAAATACATCTGCGGCTTTTGTCTTTTCTGCCAATGCATAACTATCCACTCGTTTCTCAAAGAAATTTGTCTTGGATTCCAATGAAATCAATTCCATAAAATCAAATGGATTAGTCACATTATAGATTTTGTCATATCCAAGTTGCAAACATAATCTATCTGCCACAAATTGAATATATTGTGTCATCAACTGGGAATTCATTCCAATCAACCGGCATGGAAGAGCTTCGCAAATGAATTCTGTTTCAATTTCAACTGCTTCTTTTATTATTTCGTGAATTCTAGCTTTTGTCATTTTCTTTTGAAGTTTGCTATATAACAAAACCGCAAACTCTGTGTGAAGTGCTTCATCGCGAGAAATCAATTCGTTAGAAAATGTGAGTCCGGGCATTAATCCGCGTTTCTTCAACCAGTAAATGCTGCAAAATGCACCACTAAAAAAGATACCTTCCACACAAGCAAACGCTACTAGTCGGGTGGCAAAACTACTGCGATTATCGTGCATCCATTTTTGTGCCCAATCCGCCTTCTTTTTAATGCAAGGAAAATTGTCTATTGCGTGAAACAATCTAGTTTTCTCCTCAGTGTTTTTTATATAAGACTCAATCAAAAGTGAGTAAGTCTCGCTTTGACAAGTTAAAATTCCATTAAATATTCCTCTGTGTTTTAATGGTTCGTTAAAACAGTAGGTTGATTCATTTTCGCTTATTTTTTGAATGTCTACTATTTTTGTTCTTGACGACACGTCCATTGTACCGTTCAATCTATCACAATAAATAACATTAAGCCTTTTTGGAGAAAACCCAATTTCAATTAGTTTATTTACAGATTTTCCAGTTATGTATAAAATATAACAATCTTTACACATATAGTAATCATAATCTCCAGTTCCGTCATTTTTCGGCATTAATCTCTTTTCGGCTTTGTGATTTAACTTTATATTTGTTAGGATTCCCAATGTTGTTAATAATAGTTGGACGTCTTGCAAAAATTTAAAATTAATAGACGATAATTGAATTGACGTAGAATCTTTTGCAGAATTTAAATTAACACATCCATCTGCGTCTAACAATCCCTCCAACCACCTAAGTCTAACATCTTTGTTGTAATTTATTGGAACCACAAATTTTTCCTTATTAATGTATTTAGTTACATAAAAACTGATTCTATTTTTAGATTCTTGAACCGAATCGTACTTAAAATTTGGCAATAGGTCTCGTTTTTTATCATATAAATAAATTACAGGATAGTTATTAGAGTAACTTCCATCTCCACAAAAAAACCCATGCATATACGGATTTAAAAATTCGTCATTATTTTCAAATTCAATTAACGGGGTTTCATATTTTTCAAGTATATCTCCAACCTTTAAATCAATGGTCTCAATTTCTGAGCATTTGCATCTTTCTGGATGCAATGGATTTCCTTGTTGAATCAACCATTTATGACCCGGCGAACAATCCAATTCCATACCATTTGACAATGAAATCTTATAAATCTCTTGGTCGCCCGTGTATTTAATTTCAACTTGAGAAAACTCTTCACCATTCCAAACATTAACTTTATTATTTTCCAAATCTTTAATCATGTAATATCCTTTATCAGTTAATATTTTGGTTTCCCCAGTAACACAATGAATATTTTCCATAGCAATTTGAAATCCATAAAACGCTCTAGCCTCAGAGAGTTGAACGTCGTTCATAAATCGTGCAGCCAAGTTCTCCAAAACAATTCCATCACTTGCGGCAAAAAATGCCAAAATCATTGAAATAAAATATCTTTCATCTTGTTCTAAGCTTTCCCAGTTTGCTTGATCCTTTGATAAATCAATTTCTTCGGCTCGCCAAAAGCAATCTACTTGTTTTTTATACATTTTCCATATATCTTGGTCTTGAATTGGAAACATTACAAATCTATTATCGTCAGGTGCGAGTAATGGCTCTAAATTGTTCTTTGACATCCTAAATAATATATAGTGAAGATTTTATATTTTAATCGTTAAGTCTTTTTGTTTTTTAAGTATTTGTTTTAAGTTTTATACAAAAAATAAAATACATTTATAGTGTAAGTATGCAAGTGTATGAAATAAACTTAGCTGATAGAGACAATTATTTAACGCAAATAGAGAATCAAATACAAGCAAAAAGAAATTTATTGCTTGAAAA